ACAACCTGTGCATAAACTCCGCAAAGAGCGTCTGCCACCTTAGCGCCAATTACGAGCTTACCCTTAGAACCTTCAACAACATATGCATATACATCTCCACCTGCAGCCAAAATAGTCTTAACTGCATCATAAAGCTGTTTAGAAGTGTCTACTACAAAAGCTGTATTATCCCAAGCTACGCCATTAAGAGTAAGTCTTTCACCTACTTCTGTGTAACCAAGTCTAGGGAGATATTCGCCATGAATCATGCAATAATTTTTGCGTCCAGGAGTAAACTGATTATGAATCATTTCACTAGAATAACATACTCCCATTGGGAAACCTTTATTGCTAAGTTCTTTTGTAGGAACAGTAACAATCTTATTTGCCTTATCAACAACATAGAAAGAACCATTCTCTCCATAAATCATACCTGCTTCTGCTTCATCAGCTGTCATAGGAAAATGAGAAGCAAAAATTGCTGGGTCAAGCTCGCACTGTGCTTCAATTCTGCCATCGCGAGTAAATGATACTTGATTAGGCTCAATCTGGCCATAACCTTTACAATCAAAAAACTTAATTGCCATTACTTATTACCTCCGTTCTTATGTTTATTTAAGAGTCTAATGACACCTGATTCAGTTTTACCGTTGTCAGGATTGCCACCTTTAAAAATAAGACCGCTATCTTCTTTCTTAGTGAAAATTGTAGGATCTGCGTCATAAGCCGCTGTACAAACTTCCTTCTTAAAGTCTGCGACTTCAAAATTATCCATTGCATTCTTAAAGTTTTCAATCTGTTCGTCTGTTAAATGTGCAGAAAATTCATTCATAATTGCAGTCTTCTTTTCAGTTTCAACGTTCTTCTTGAAAGTTTCAAGAGATTCGTTCTCACTAATAATGTTATTTTTCTCATCCTCTAATCTAACATTTTCAGCAGTTAAGCCAGAAATTTGAGTTTCATATTCAGTGATCTTTGCTTCTTTCTCAGAAATAGTGGCTTCAAGAGCAGTCTTCTCGCTTTCAAATTCAGCAACCTTACCCTCAAGTTCTGTCTTTCCTGTAGTCAAGGTTTCCTTTTCTGCTTCAAAAGCAGTCTTTTCCTTTTCTAATTCATTTACTTTACCTTCAAGAACAGTATAAGCTTCTTGTGCTGCCTCGTAAGTTCCACTAATTGCCTTCATAGCCTCAAGTGCAGAATATTCAGAAGCCGTTACATCAGCAATTTTAACATCAATGATTTCACCAAGAGTTATATTATCGCCATCTTTGGTATAATAAACTCTATGATAACCAGTATTGTTTACACATAGAGCATAATCATCATAAACGTCAGTTATGAAACCATTAAACTCCCAATTACCCTCCTCATTAAAATTAGGGTTAATAAGGTCAAATAGAATATTTGCCTTTTCATTGTCAGAAAGTCTAAACAATGTCTTGTCCATTTTCTCACCTTCCTCCTTCTTAATAGTGTTATCAAGTTGTTTAATATAATTTACACAGTTTTGTAAATCTTTGCATAAGCTAAAGAATGTAGAGCCTTCAAAACAAGGTTCAACATCTCTACCTAAAGTTTGAAGTCCCACCAAACTTCCTTTTAAAAAATGGAAATAAGGTTTGCCATCATTTTCGCTAGTTCTCCATTCTCCTTTTAAGCTACCACGAAAGATTTCCATTGACTGTGATTTACCGGGTATTAAGCTTGCTTCTGGATAAAGTCCTGTAAAAAGATAAACGTCAGCAGTTGCATACTCTCGTTCTACACCATCTTCATCTACATGCTTTTCCCAAGCAAAATGATGAGTTTCTGGAACAATACCATAAATCCTACCATCAGTATTGTCTTCTCCGTGATCCTCAAAATCAACTTCTCCATAATTAAAAATACCTTTAATTGGAGCATATGGGAGAGATGAAATTAATTGATTTGCAAAATCGTCTGATATATATGTACGATTTCTATTCATGCCCTTATAAAAAATTCGAACCCTACATTTAGAAATCGTATCTGTAACAGTTTCTACGTTACCATATGTAGTTACATCAAAATTTAAACATACATCATCAAAATTAGTTACACTCATTTTTCTTCTTCACCTCCGCCATTATTTGTGTCTTCTTTCTTCTCTTTTTCTTCGGTTTCTTCTGCATTACCTGCTTTTTCTACTTCTTCCTTTTCAGTATTCGCTGTTTTTGTTGCGGCAGCAGTAATTGCATTTGTTTTACCAGACTGAGTATATGCAGATTGTAGTGGCTTAAGAGATTCATCAAGTTCAAGTAATTCATTTTCAAGTTCCTTGAGATCTGCAAGACTTGTCTGATCAATACCTGTAGAAAGGATTGGAGTTAAGAAGCTATATCCAAATGCTGCTAAATCTTTCGCCTTACTTGTGTATTCAGCGCTATTATAGTAGCTAATTGGTAAAATTAAAAATTTAAATTTTAGCTTTTTTGAGCTAAATTTATTGTTAATTAATACGGTGAAAAAATGAGCAAATTTCTGTCCAAGAATCATCATCATAGCTAAGTCGTTATTCAAAGAATATAGTAGGCCGGCATCTGTAGATGCACAGAATAATTCTTTTGAAACGCCCGCCGCTTCATAAATTAAATCTTGAACTGAATCAATAGTTGTCTTCTCATCATCATCACTACTTAAATCAATTAAATCAACATCATTATAAGTTGTAATAACGTCAATATCTGGATTATCCTGTAGCATTGAAATAACACCTTCGTGCATTTCTTCTGCTTCATCAGGCTCAAATACCAATTTCATTCCATCTGTTCCAACTTTTTGAACAAGAATACGTCCTAAAGCTTGAAGATTTCTTTTCTTGTCAATCTCTTTATAATCATCTAAATCGTCAAGTAAAGGAATTAAATCCATAAAAAATGGCTTCTCTTCAAAATATGAGAAATAAATTCCCATCTCGGCAGGAAGAAAAATCCATGCATCGCCATTATTATGTTTATAATTATAATAACTTTTCTGAATTATTTTTGGATAAGTTTGAAGAATTTGTTTTCTTAAATTTGCGTCAGTAATTGTATCAAAGAATTTCATACTAAATTCTACAATATCAATATCTTGTTGATTCTTAAAACGACTACGACAATATTCAAATGGCAAATCTTGAATTGCAATATATTCACCATTATCATGAATTAATCCATAATATGCTCCTTTTACCAAAATATCTTTTGCAAATAAAGCACATTTTCTTTCAATTTGGAAAGAAGCACAAAAGTCTGCTGCTTCATCATACTGGTTAGTAATTTTTTTATCTTTTAATTTATCTTTTCTATTTTTCACATGAGGAACAAGTAACCAAGAATAAGTTAAAAATGTTGCATAATGTAAAATAATTCTTTTATAAAGACCACTCACAGAAAAGAAATGTTCAGATAGTGCTGCTCTTTCTATAGCATCTCCTCTTTCAACAATTCTATGAATTTCATCTTTTGTATATAACCTATGCCGCTCTCTCGGACTTTTACTGTCTGACTTTATATATGCGCTTTTAGATGTTGCAATCATATCAGAAATTGCCTTTTTAAAAGTTGTCACTCGCTGTTGCAAAAGTTTTTCCGAGTTTAATTCTGGATCAAATTTTTCATCCACTTATTTTCCACCTCCGCATTTAAAGAATGTAAGTTTTCTTTTACCTCCTAAACCTCTGTTGCGGCGGCGAGAATTCTTTTCATTCTCCATTTCAACCATGCGATAAACTCCCATCTCTAAAGCAGAAAATTTATCTTTTAACATTCTTTTATTAATTTGCTCTACAGCAATTTGGTTGCTTACACCAGTAGGTTTAATCTTTAAGTTCATAATCTCATTAATGAGAATTGAAGTTAATTCATGAGGCATTAGACGAGCAATTCTTTGTTCTGGCTTCATCCTTTGACCTATTTTGGTTGCCATCAATTTTGTCTTAGCTTCCTGTTCAGAAATCAAGAAATATACACAACCAGAATATATTTTAGCATATAATGCGGAGTGCATATCACTATTCATTTGGCCGCTAGCTTTTACACCATAAAGAATTTTAGCACAATTACGAGGTTGAATATTATCATATTCATTTCTATTAAAGAATCCGTAGGCCGGCAAGAAAATATTTCTATCTGAATCAAAAGTTTCTTTAATCATACAATCTGCAAAAGCGACACCAAGACCATTAATATCTATGACAACCTCCTTTGGATTGAAACGCTCAATTAAACGTTTTAATTCCAAAACTTGTCTGTCAAAAACTTTTTCATTTTCATTTTTTCCGAGGATATAAATATTAACTAAATTACAACGCCAAGCATCGTCTCTTGGAAATACTTTTAAAACAGTACATACTGTTTGACAGCCTAAACGTGCTACGTCCACTGATAATAAGTAGAAAGATTCAATACCATCTCTAATAATTTCGTGCGTTTCCGGATTTACTAAACGTCTATGAGCCAAAAATTTCTCATAATCAAACCAAGCTTCATTTGAACTTCCTATAAAACGGCTCATGTATTCCTTAGCAAAAGAAGATTCACTAAAAGTTTGAGAGGTCTTAATCTCGTTTAAGAAGTCTTTAGGCAATAATCCACATTGCGTTGGTACTCGGTAATCACAACCAAAAATTGCTGCTTTTGATGGATTTATAATTGCTGTTTCTAGCATTTCAATTGTTTTATCATAGCAATATGTGTTTTTGTCACTGGCAGAAGAAATCCATATTTGAACTTGATGTGGCTCTTTTGGATTTTCAACTCCATTTTTCATCTTTCTTGTGACGTTTAAAAGAGGAAGTACAATTTCATTTAAATCATCTGCATCGTGATCACGATACTCATCAAGGATTCCTGCGTTTCTGCGGCCGCCAC